CGGCGGCGGCATCCTCGGCGGGGCGCTGCTCGGCTGGCGGACCGTGTGCGCCGTCGAGTGCGATCCCTACGCCGCAGGCGTACTGGTGGCCCGCCAGCTCGACGGCCTTCTGCCGGCTTTCCCGATATGGGATGACGTTGCAACCTTTGACGGACACCGATGGCGAGGGCGTGTTGACGTCGTATCTGGCGGCTTTCCCTGCCAGGACATATCGCTCGCCGGCAAAGGCGCAGGCATCGACGGCCAGCGCTCCGGCCTTTGGAGCCACCTGGCGCGCATCGTTGGCGAGGTTCGACCCGAGTACGTGTTCGTGGAGAACAGTCCAGCCCTCGTTACTCGCGGCCTGCGGCGAGTCCTCGCTGACCTTACCGCGCTCGGGTATGACTGCCGATGGACAGTGCTGGGAGCTGCCGATGTCGGTGCGCCGCACCGGCGCAACCGCCTCTGGCTCGTGGCCCACGCCCACAGTGCACGGGAACTACAACCGAAAGGGCGCGAGCGCCAAGAGCGGGGACGGGCTGGCGACGGCCGTGGCAAAGCGCGAACGCTTCGCCACGCCGATGGCCCGCGACTGGCGCAGTGGCAAAGTCAGCGATGTCACGCGCAGGAAGAACTCGCGGCCCTTGAGCGAGCAGATTGGTGGACTGCTGAACCCGCAGTGGGTCGAGTGGTTGATGGGATGGCCCATCGGGTGGACCGATTGCGCTGCCTCGGCAACGGCCAAGTTCCGCGGGCTGCCGCCGCCGCATGGCGGCTGCTCAACGCCAGGCCATGGCCCGGACGATGAAGGAACGGCCGCTGTGGTGGGTGACCAGGGACGGCGATCTTGACTGCCTCGAGCTGTATGAGCGGCACTACTCGGCCCGTCGCTACGCTGATGGACGCAAGCGCCGCCTGTTCGTCGGACCCGGATCGAAGTTGGTTCTGCGGACCGAGCGCAGTGATGCGCTGTTCGTCTGGCGAGAGTTCATCGACGACAGCGGACAGGAAGGCATCAACTGCGCAGTCTTCCGCAACGAGTCGCCGTGGCGCAGCTCGCTCCTCATTCGACAGGCGGACGCGATTGCTGATCGCCTCTGGCCTGGTCGCCGGCATTACACCTTCGTCGATCGCCAAAAGGTCGCCTCAACAAATCCTGGCTTTTGCTTTCTGTGCGCCGGCTGGCGCCGATGCGGCCGAACCATGAGCGGCTTGCTGGTGTTGGAGCGAAAGCCCGTGGCGCGGCGGTCGGAAGCGATCCGTCCGGGTTGATTCTCTTTGATTCACTCGTTGATGTGCTGTCCGAAGAGAGCGTTCATGTGGTCATCGCAACAACGACGGGGAGAACCCAGATGACCGAGCAGACCCTCAAGGAACTCTTCACGCTGATCGCCAAGGACGAACTGGGCATCGATACCCTGGAGCAAACCAGGAGCGGCCAGGACTTCCATGAGGTGGCGGTGTGGACGGTCGAGGCCGCGCTGCGCCGAGCCTTCGAGCTGGGCGCGACGCTGGCCAGCGTGGCCCGGCCCACATTGCCGATCAAGCGCAAGGCCATGTCCTACCTGCTGCGCCGTTCGACTGGCGTGACGATCGACGAACTGTGCAAGGCCACGGGGTGGATCGAAGCATCGGTCAGGCGTGAACTCGCCCGGCTGTATCACGTGCGTGGCATGACGCACGCCCTCACTACGCAGATCGACGGCGAACTTCGCTATCGCCTGCCCTGAGCGAGGCGGCGCAGTGGCGCCGCCTTTGCCGGTTCATGGCCCCGTGGTTCCGTCACGACACCGGTACTCCCCCAACCTTTGACTGATGGGCCTGTCAATCCGCGCCTACGCGCGCCACCGCGGCGTCAGCGACACCGCCGTGCACAAGGCCATCCGCTCCGGCCGCATCACGCCCGAGGCTGACGGCACCATCGATCCGGCGCGCGCTGATGCGCAGTGGGCACAAAACACCGAAGCACCAAAGGTCGGCACGCGCAGCAGCGCGCCCAAGGTCCGCATGGCCGATGAGGGCGGCGGGGCGATGGCAGGGCCGGCGCTGCCTTCGGGGGGCACCTCGCTGCTTCAGGCCAAGACCGTCAATGAGGTCGTCAAGGCGCAGACCAACAAGGTCCGCTTGGCGCGCCTGAAGGGTGAACTGGTCGACCGCGCGCAGGCCATCGCCCACGTCTTCAAGCTGGCCCGCGCCGAGCGCGATGCATGGCTGAACTGGCCTGCGCGGGTGTCGTCGCAACTGGCGGCCCGCCTGGCTGTCGATCCCCACCTGATGCACGTCGTCCTCGAAGAAGCCGTGCGTTCGCATTTGCAGGAGCTGGCCGAGATCCAACCCCGCATCGATTGATGGAGTTCGTGTACGACGGCGCGGCCGACCTGGCGCGCGCCTGGTCGCAGGGCCTGAGGCCCGATCCGCTGCTGAGCGTCTCGCAGTGGTCCGACGAGCACCGGGTGCTGTCGAGCAAGGCCTCGGCCGAACCGGGCCGCTGGCGCACCAGCCGCACCCCCTACCTGCGCGAGATCATGGACTGCCTGTCGCCGACCTCGGCGATCGAGCGCGTGGTGTTCATGAAGGGCGCGCAGATCGGTGCCACGGAAGCGGGCAGCAACTGGATCGGCTACGTGATCCATCACGCACCCGGTCCGATGATGGCGGTATGGCCCACGGTGGACATGGCCAAGCGCAACAGCCGCCAGCGCATCGATCCGTTGATCGAGGAATCTCCGGCGCTGCGCGAGCTGATCGCGCCGGCCCGCAGCCGGGATTCGGGCAACACGATCCTCGGCAAGGAATTTCGTGGGGGCGTGCTGGTGATGACCGGCGCGAACAGCGCCGTGGGGCTGCGCAGCATGCCGGTGCGCTACCTGTTCCTCGACGAAATCGACGGCTACCCGCTGGACGTCGAGGGGGAGGGCGATGCGATCTCGCTGGCCGATGCCAGAACCAGAACCTTCGCGCGGCGCAAGATCTTCATCGTCAGCACGCCGACGATCGCCGGAGCTTCCGCGATCGAGCGCGAGTACTTGGCGAGCGACCAGCGCCGGTTCTTCCTGCCATGCCCGCACTGCGGCCACATGCAGTGGCTGCGCTTCGAGCAGCTGCGCTGGGAGCGCGGGCGGCCCGAGTCGGCGGCCTACGTCTGCGAGGACTGCAGCGACCCGATCGAAGAGCACCACAAGACGGCGATGCTGGCGCAGGGCCAGTGGCGCGCGACGGCTCAGGGTCCGGCCAAGACCGCCGGCTTCCACCTGTCCAGCCTCTACAGCCCCGTGGGCTGGCGCTCATGGCGCGACATCGCCGCTGCCTGGGAAAGTGCCACCGCCAAGGAGAGCAAGTCGGCGGCGGCGATCAAGACCTTCAAGAACACCGAACTCGGCGAGACCTGGGTCGAAGACGGCGAGTCGCCCGACTGGCAGCGCCTGCTCGAGCGCCGCGAGGGCTACCGCATCGGCACCGTCCCCCGGGGCGGCCTGCTGCTGGTGGCCGGCGCCGATGTCCAGAAGGACCGTGTCGAGGTCTCGGTCTGGGCCTACGGCCGCGGCAAGGCCGCGTGGCTGGTGGAGCACCGCGTGCTGATGGGCGACACCGCCCGCAGCGCGGTCTGGCAGCAAGTGGGCGCGATGCTGAACGAGACCTGGACCCACGCGAGCGGCGCGCAACTGCCGCTGCAGCGTCTGGCCATCGACACCGGTTTTGCAACCCAGGAGGTCTACGCCTTCGTGCGCGCCTGCCGCGACAGCCGTGTGATGGCCATCCGCGGCGTGCCCAAGGGCGCTGCGCTGATCGGCACCCCGACCGCCGTCGACGTCACTGTCAACGGCCGAAGGCTGCGCCGTGGCATCAAGGTGTGGGCCATCACGGTCGGCATCGCCAAGCTGGAGCTGTACAACAACCTGCGCAAGACCGCTTCGATCGACGAGGCGACCGGGGAGCTGATCTATCCGGACGGCTACGTCCACCTGCCGCAGGTCGACGGCGAGTACCTGCAGCAGCTGTGCGCTGAGCAACTGATCACGCGCCGGGATCGAAACGGCTTCCCCATCCGGGAGTGGCAGAAGACGCGCGAGCGCAACGAAGGTTTGGACTGCGCGGTCTATGCGCGCGCCGCCGCGGCGGCCTGCGGCCTCGATCGCTTCGAAGAGCGGCACTGGCTCGAGCTGGAGAAGCCGCTCGGCGCAGCGCCGCCGCCCGATCCCCCCGCACTGTCAACACAACAAGTCGTCGAGGCCACCCCCAGCGGTGGCCTCGGCGTTTCCGGGCCCCGGCGCCGCCGGGCATCGATCCGCAGTCGATGGATGGCGCGCTGAAGGCGCATTCCTCAACCTCAACCCCTCTTACCCATCTATGGAGAACCCACGCATGACTTTGCAAGTTCGCATCGAGTCGCTGCTGACTCGCCTGGCCGCTGAATTCAAGACGATCCACGGCCGCATCGGCTCGCTCGATGCGCTGGCCACCAACGAGAAGTCCTCGCTGGTCGGTGCGATCAACGACCTGCGCAGCCAGATCGCCGCCCTTGGCGGCGGCACGGGCGGTGGTACGGGCGGTACCGTGATCGACGACAGCAACACCGGCGGCACCGCCACCACGCTGTCGGCGGCGAAGATCGTCTCGCTGCTGGACGCGCTGAAGTCCGAGCTGCTCGGTGGCGCCGACGCTGCCTTCGACACGCTGAAGGAACTGCAGGAAGCGGTCCTGGCCGACAAGACCGGTCTCGAGTCGGTGCTGACCGCCCTGGATGCCCGCGTGCGCGTCGAGGATGTCGGCAATACCGATGCCGACCTGGTCGCTGTGTTCGAGCAGGCGCTGGCCGCGAGCGGCGACGCGCCCGTGAATCCGGCCCGCGCGCTCATCGTCTGAGCCGGGCGCCGTGAGCCTCTCTGAACGATTGGCCGCCCTGGTGGCGGCCATCGCCGAAGAGCTCAAGGCGCGCGTCACGGCAAGCCACCCGGGCCTCGCGAAGGCCTGGGTGCGCTTCGGTGCGGCTCATGGCCGCATCGCGTTGCACGCGGCCCACGCAGTGGACGGCGTGCAGCGCCTGTCGCGCGGGCGCTATCTCGTGCAGTTCGCGGTGGCGTTTCCCGACGAGCACTACCTCTGGACGGCCCAGGCCCAAGGCATCGGTGGACAGCCGCTTCGACTCGCTGACGCTGCGTTGAAGAGCCGGCGACACCTGGAGTTGGTCTGCACCGACGCGGACGGTTTCACCGCCGAAGCTCGCGAACTGAACCTCGTGGTGTACCGCTGATGGCCTACACGGAAGCCGACCTGCAGCGGCTCGAGGCCGCGCTCGCCAAGGGCGAGCGGCGGGTGACCTTCATGGACAAGACGGTCGAGTACCGGACCGTGGAAGAGCTGAAGGCCGCCATCAAGGAAGTCAGGCGCGGCCTGCTGCAACAGGCGCAGGACACCGGCCTGTGGCCGGGAGCGCCGCGCCAGATCCGCATCACGACATCCAAAGGCTTTTGATGAGCCGCGTTCAATTCCGCCCACGGTGTTTCGACACCGAGGGCCAGTACGCGCAATGGCGTGAAGCCGCCAAGGCCACGGGCCTGCCGGCCAGCCAGTTCTGCGCCGACTGCACCCCTGAATACCAGCGTCGCATGGGCGAGCAAAACCGGTGCGCTTACCCGCGCCGGAAGATCACGAGCGGCAGTGATGCACCGCGCCAGCGGCGCGAGGCCATCGTCTACGTCTTCGCGTGAGGCGCCGATGGGATGGCTGAGCCATATCGGCCGGCGCCTGTTCGGCAGTACGCCCATCTATGACGGCACCGGGTCAGGGCGGCGCACGCTGGCATGGGGTGTTTCCAACCCTGGCGCCATCGCCGCACTCGCGTTCACCCAGGAATCCCTGCGCAGCAAGAGCCGCGACCTGGTGCGCCGTAATGCTTGGGCCGCCGCGGGCGTCGAGGCCTTCGTCTCGAACGCGATCGGCACCGGCATCAAGCTGCAGTGCCTCCTCGCTGACGAAGCCCTGCGCGCCATCGTGCAGGCGTTGTGGGGCCAGTGGTGCGAAGAGTGCGATGCCGCGGGCCTGACCGACTTTGATGGCCTGCAAAGCCTAGCCACACGCGGCATGGTCGAAGGCGGCGAGGCGCTTGTGCGCCTGCGCTATCGGAGGCCGGAGGACCGTCTGCCGGTGGCCCTGCAACTGCAGGTGCTGGAGGCCGAGCATCTGCCGGTGACCTTGAACCGCGAACTCGACAACGGCAACGTGATCCGCGCCGGCATCGAGTTCGACACGCTCGGCCGCCGGGTGGCCTACCACTTGTACCGCAGCCATCCCAACGACGGGATGCTGGCGCCGATGTCGGGAGCCGGTGGCATCGAGACCGTCCGCGTGCCCGCGGCCGAGGTGATCCATCTGTTCCGTCCGCTGCGCCCAGGGCAGATCCGCGGTGAGCCGTGGCTCGCGCGCGCGCTGGTGAAGCTCGACGAGTTGGACCAGTACGACGACGCCGAACTGGTAAGGAAGAAGACCTCGGCGATGTTCGCCGGCTTCATCACCCGCCAGTCCCCAGAAGACAACCTGCTCGGCGAAGGTGTCCCGGACGACAATGGCGTCGCCCTCGCGGGCCTGGAGCCCGGCACGCTGCAGATCCTGGAGCCCGGCGAGGACATCCGCTTCAGCCAGCCGGCCGACGTCGGCGCGAACTACGCCGAGTTCATGCGACAGCAGTTCAGGGCCGTGGCCGCCGCGATGGGCATCACCTACGAAATGCTCACCGGCGACCTGACCCAGGTGAACTACTCGTCCATCCGTGCCGGGCTGCTGGAGTTCCGCCGCCGCTGCGAGGTGATCCAGCACGCGGTCATCGTGCACCAGCTGTGCCGACCGATCTTCCGCGCCTGGATGGACCAGGCCGTCCTCGAAGGCGCGCTCGAGCTGCCGGGCTACCGACGTCGCTGGCGCGAGTACCAGATGGCCAAGTGGATTGCACCAGCCTGGAGCTGGGTCGATCCGAAGAAGGAGTTCGACGCGCTGCTGGTCGCGATCCG